TAACTTCTTATTTAAGAAGGCTTTTTTTAAATATTCTATGGTATGATTATAACAAAGCATACCTGCCTTGTCAAGATATATTTTTTGTAAGGGTATTAGTAGTTAAGAAAATGCAATGTCGCATACACTACGTACTTGTATATCCTCGGCAGAATAGTCTTGTCCTTCAGTAATCATGTATCTATTATATTTTGATGATATAAGACTGCCGTCTTCTAAAATTTTTATTTGCTGACGAACTGATACAAGTGTTATAGGAGACCCCTCCATATCCGTATTATGAATAATTTGTATTCTATCTGTAGTTATTTCTTTTGTTAAAGACATTTTTCCTCCTTAGTCATCACTAAAATAAACCATTGTAAATCTTAAATTTGTATTTCCACTTGCAATATCTGATACTTTTACGCTAGTATCATAATAATTACTGCCACTAGAAGAGAATGCATTTGCATATACTTGAATATAAGAAGTTCCCGGTATTCCTAAGGCATAAAGACCCTCTAGCTGTCGTGTTAAAACAGTAGCATTTACCGCTGCAGTTGGAGTATGAACCCTAGCATTAGAAATACTAAACGGTAGATTTCTTATAAAAATATCGTTAGTACTTGTAAGCCCTGAAGTATTTATTTGCTGAACAGGACAGCTAATTGTAACTTGTCTTCCTATTTTTGTATATTCACCAGTAGTATAGTTAGCACTTGCACTATTTCCTCCAGTACCTGCATCTGCGACTTGAATTGTCCAAGTGCCTTCTTCATACTCGCCTATTTCAGACCAAGAATAAGTTTCAGGGTGGGTAGTAGAGTTTGTAACTAAAGCGTAGCCCGCGGTTAGACTGTTTGCTGCTGGTGCGCTAATCCCATAAAGGTCATCTAACTCTAAAGGAGTTGAAACCCATTCACTTGCGCCGCTATCATAGGCTAAAACTTCTGGGCTACCCCCTAAACTTAGTACTGTTCCTGTAGGAGCATCTACATCAGAGTTTACGTTATCGAGCTCTCCAATAGTTAAACCATCTGGCTTCCAAACAGGAGGAGTTGCATTCCCATCATATTTTAAAATTTTACCGTCAGTAACTCCTGTTGTAGTAACGTCTCCTAAATCTCCTAAATCTTCTGCAAAACTAGGCTTATCTGCTAAGTCGTTCCAAGAGCCCGAAAAAGCATCTGTAATACCATACCCTGCTAAGGTCGTAGGCTTGGATTGAATATCACTAAACGCTACCGTTCCTGTTTCCCACTGAGTATTTGTACTACTATAGCGTAAGAATAGACCATCAGAAAGAGTTGTTATTGAAACATCTGTTAAATCATTTAGCTGTTCTACTGCGCCCGCTACTTGATCAGCATCTACCCACCCATAATCTGTTCCGGTCCAACTAAGAACTTGATTTGTTGCCGCTGAGTTTATTTTTAAGTGACTATCAACGTCAGAATCTGTGTATGCAGCTGGTATAGTAGGAAGGTTACTTAAATCATTATAGGACAGTTGAGAGTTTACATAATTTGTGCCGTTATAACGAAGTACTTGACCTGTAGAAGGGCTTGTATTAGTAACATCCCCAAGATTATCTAAATTAAAGTTTGATAGTACAAATGCGCTAGGAACCCAAGCATTAGCAGTGGTACTATAGGTAAGAAAGTCCCCACTATTTGGAGTAGTTGAGCTGACATCACTTAAATCTCCTATTGAAAAATTACCAAATGGAATACTTTCCCATTCACCATTTGTATTATTATATACTAAAAGATCCTCATCACTAGCACCAGAAGTTACAGTACTAGAAACATCGCTTAAATTTCCCAATGCTCCGGGAGCATATGATGATGGGCTTTGCCAACTATAGTCTGAGCCATTCCACATTAAGAAGGATGCAATAAAAGCACTACTTGTATTTAGATGACTATCTACATCTGCATCTGTATAAGCAGTAGGAATAAGATTATTAACCTCAGTTTTTGTATAAGCATCTGTAATACCATACCCTGCCAAAGTAGTAGGAGTACTTCCTAAATCACTAAAGTCTACGAATTGATTTGTCCATTGCCCCGTTCCTACGCCCGTATCCCACATCAAGACTTCCCCGTCTTGAAGTATATTTGAGCTACTTGTTCCTACGTCAGTAAGATCGTTTAAAGCTATTGCTAAACTTGCTGCGTCAATAGTGACATTTCCTGCCCCTACTAAAGAATTATTATTTACTGTTTTTATATCAGTACCGCTAAGTAATCCTATGTTATAGCCTGCAAGAGTAGTAGGAGTATTACTTAGATCCGCCCAAGACCCAGATTCTGCAATTGCTGCAAATCCTGCACCTGTTTTAGTTTTATTCTGCCATTCATCTTCTGGTTCTTGATAAACAAGAATGTGACCGTCAGCAGGGTCTGTAATATTTACATCAATTAAAAGAGAAATGTCTAGATCTACAGGCTCGTATTTACTAGTTGAAGAATTATATTGTAATATTTGATCATCAGTGGCTGTAGTATTTGATACATCTGTTAAGTCCGTAGTAGCCATTACAGGTATGAATGTTACCGGCTCATACTCTCCACTTGCTGACTTATACTGAAGTATTTGATCGTTTGTAGGAGCTGTATTAGATACATCATTTAATTCTGATATTACATGGTCTACTTCGCTCAAGGGGCCTGTTGCATTAACTTGTTTTAGTATATAACCTTGAGTAGCTCCTAAGTCTAGACTAACTCCTGTTATATTACCGTTTTCGTCAATACCGCCTTCACCTGTATCAATAGAGTTTGCAGTAATATTTCCGTCTGCATCAACATTGAAATTAGTTCCAATATCAATAGAGGCTGCAGTAACGTTGCCAGCTGAATCTACAGTAAAGTTACCGTTTCCAATATTTAGATCGTCGCCAACAATGCTATCTATATAGCCAGTGCCGTCTATATATAGATTTCTCCACTCTTTTGCACTCGAGCCAATATCGCCTGTATTATCTACATCCGGTATTAAGTGTCCTGCTATTTCTGCATTTATGTAGATAGTATCTGCGGTTTGATCCCCAAGAATTATATTTCCGTTAAGTGTAGTACCTCCGTCTACAGTAACATGAGAGTGAAAATGAGCTACTCCATATACATCTAAAGTATCATTTAAACTTGTGGCACCGTCTACATCCAAAGTGCTATTTAAAGTAGTGGCTCCGTCAACATTTAAAGTTCCGTCTGTGTCGATATTTCCATTTGCAGCAACAGTCATTTTAGGAGCAGGATCCCCTATATCTAATGTTTGTCCTTTTAGTTGCCCTGTTGCTTCAATATCTCCATCTACTTTTAGACTCTTATTCAGATTCCATTTATCATCTGAAGCAGTATAAATAATGGTAGCATTTGCACCATCAAGAGTAATTCCTCCTCCGTTTGCGGCTGCTGCATTTGGTGCTCCGTCTCCGATAACAATATTAATATCATCAACAGTCATTTCCGTACTGTTAATTGTAGTTGTTGTTCCGTCTACTTGTAAGTTTCCTGCAATTACTACTAATCCTGAGTTGTCACCTACAGTTGCAGGATCAATAGTAATAGTATCTGGGCCAGAGATTGTTCCTCCAGCTACATCTAAATTACCTTTTATTATTACTTGTCCAGTATTATCATCATGTACAGCAGGGTCAATAACAAATTCTGCCGGACCACGAAGCCAGCCACGAAGCTCTAAGTTATTCATCTTAGAGTTAATTTCTAGACCGTCCCAGTTAAAAGTATCTCCAGCAGGGTCACCAATAGCTACTTTATGGTACCCATCGTCATTTCCGAACCAGAAACCTTGGCCAACATCGTAGTCAGTTTTTCCTCCACGTATTCTACCAGCTCCAAGAATTGTTATTCCTGCGCTTTCAGTATAAAGTGCTACCCCTTGATTTAGTGCATTTTCAACCGTATAAAACGCATTTGTATCTGAGCTGGAACTTCCGCCACCGGCTCCGCCGCCCCCAACACTTGCGTTACCATTGTAAGGACTGGTATTAAGCCAAATCTGTGTTATAATTGGATTTGTAGGAGTAGTCATATTAAGTCCTATCTATACTAGCAATTACTGCGTCTTTTTGATAATCTGGTCTATAAATATTTCTATAAATTCGAGTAAGGTTTATTCCTTCAGGGAAAGATCGATCAAGTTCTAGCTCAGTATCTGAAATAACATTTAGAACTTTTGCTGCACTACTTACTCCATTTGAAGAAATATTTGCTGCAGAAGTTGCATTGCTTAATGAAATTTTATCACCCACTACGACCTCAGTAGTAAATAAAGTACCCGTTCCTATTAGTTTTTGAGTTTGTGCTGTTAGAGTCGCGGTTCCAGTAATTAACTCATACGCTAAATCCATTCCACCGCTTCCATCTCCAATATCTCTCCATATTCCCGGTCCAACACCTGCATGACTATCTCTATCAAATTGACCCAAAAATATCTTTGGAACACTTTCGTCAAAAACTATATATAACTCTCTTTCATCCCCATCTGGTATTCCACTTAAATCTACAACTCCATTTCCAGAAGCTTCGGTAATAGTAACAGATTCACCAGGATTGCCATAGCTAGAAAGTTCTGCTGGAAAAGAATCAAATGTCCAAACTTCAGACCCTTCAATACCAATAGTAGACTCGCCTTTGATAGCATAGTAATTGTAGTACCACACAACACTGTTACCGGTTTGGTTAGCTAACTGTAAACTTCCTAATTCATATGTTTGTCCAGCCCTTTCAAAAGTAGGAGGAGTATCGGTTGGTTCAAGCCACAATTCTTCTATAACTTCTCCTGCCCAGATGTAAATCCAACGATGCCTACGAGGGCCTGCGTACTGTCGTATCATAAATTCATCTGCATCTGGTTGTTGCTGAGTAAAAGTATCTGATTCTCTATCATATACTCCGTGCCAGACTCCATTAAAGTTGTAAAACTCATCCGTACTTTGATAAGTTGTACTACTATTTTTTATTCCTCCGGTAACATTTGAGTAGGCCCATTTGGGAATACCATGAATTCTTTCTATATCTTGAGTGCCTATCTGCCTATCATTATAGTCAATATTAACTCCTACCCATTCCGAGTAGTTTTTGTTGGGCGAGACAGTTCTTACTCTTACAACATAGTTTCCATAGGCAACATCTACAAAAGATATATTTGTTTCAGAAGTTGTAGTAGAGTATACTCCTGAAGGAAATAGATTTGGTCCTGCTACAACTTCATAGCCTGCAACAAAGTCAGCCCCGGGAGTGACTTCTTGAGTGTTAGGGTCTACTTTTATAGGAGGATCCCAAGTAACACTAAACTTAGAGTAGTCTCCGTCATCAGGAATTCGAGTTCCTTCTGCCAAAACTGTAATATTTCGAGGAGGAGGAATTACTTCAGGCTCTTGCTCTTCATAAATACTAGGAGGAATAACTCCTAGATCATAATCTGTGTCTACGGCAGTAAACTTTTCATTGTAGTGTTCTACTGCAGTAATTCCAAAAAGATTTGCAGCATTTTCTTTTACGCTCAATACTTTATAAAGTTTTTTAGAGCCTAAAACATTTATACCAAAAGACTCTTGTCTTAAAGTCCAAGGACTTCCTGCTAAAACTTCATGATTAAGAGTTGCATTTAAAGTAACACTATTATATGGTCCTGTACCTGGATTTACAATATCGTACTCGTCTACATGAGTATATTTCTTCCATACTACAGAAAGAGGTTTAGTGCCCGCCGCATCTATAAAAGCATTACTTGCTTTTGCTTCTGTATCTAGATCTTGTAGAGTATAGGTTGCGCCTGATTTAACATAAGCTTCGGGAATGTATTCCCCTTTCTTGTAAGTACTACTTCCTACTATTGTTACCGTATCTTCATAGCCCACATAAATAGCGCCGGGAAGAGCATGCATTAGACTAATTTTATAAGTATGCCCTGCTTGAAACTCTACATATCTATCTAAGGGAATAACAGTATCTGTAGTTGCAAGATTTGCTCCAATACGTCCACTTTTCATTACACCATAGCGATCTGCATCTTGTATATTTATAATATCGCCAGGTTTAATGTATATACCTTGAAGAGCAGTTTCAAAATTAACTGAGCGTGTTTGATTTAGTCCCGTCCATAGCTTCCATCGAGCATATCGCAAAGCTTGACTTTCATGAGTACACCCGAAAGCAACAACTTCTTTTGTAATTGTTTTTCCAACTTTTACAATATTAGAAGGATCTTCTAATACTAAAGGTACTATTTCATAATTAGACTTAGGATCATTCCATTGAACAATTATTTGGTTTGCTCGAGTTTTCGAAGGGCTACTTTCATATGTAAATTTACCATTTATTACATTACTTTTATTGAATGTATATACAGGCTCTTGTGGCGAATCTTGAAGCAGAGTAACTTGTGCATCCATGAAATACAAAATGGACGTAAAGTGGCTCGCCATATCTTTTAGTACTTTATAGACTGCTTCGGCTCTACTTAGATAGAGATTCATCCTAAATCTTGGCTCATATCTTATTGCTCTTGCAGAATTTAGTGAAAGGTTAACTTCAGTTGGAGGTTTAACTATACGAATAATGTCCCCTACAGCAGGAGTACCATTCGTAGTAGCCGTCATAGTATTCCACTCAGCGGCAGTAAAAGTACCTGTATCTTTTATTTCATAAAATTCTAAAGCTTGCCATTTATTAGCTGTTTGTACGCCACTACCGGGAACAAGTTCGTCACAATATTTTGAAATTCTATACAAATTATAGATGTCTACATCACCCTCTTCAATCCACTTTCCGGCCCCATATCTTCTGTCAGTTACCAGATCATAAAATATCCATGCTGGATTATCAGTGTATACATCATTAGTAAAGCTACCATCCCAGAAATCACTATACTGAGCAAGGCCGGTGCTTGAATACTCACGTGGTGTGTATGTTGTAGGAATTCTTACTTTTTTTCCACGAATATCGTAACTTCTTTTTGGAGTTTCCTTAAACTGTCTAGAATTAAAAGCAGTGCTTATGATGGCAGTATAAGGATAAGATAAGTTATCTTCTATTGTAGCACCTAGATTAGCAATTGTAGAGCTGGCCTGCATAGTCCACTTATTTTTGTCACTTTTACCGCCATTCCCGCCGTTTGGTCCAACAGGCAGTCCTTTCTGTCTTGTAAGTCTCCAAACTTTTACTGTAAAATCATCAAAAGTTCCGTAAGCTTCTCTATATTGTTTTATATTAATAATATGACTAAATACTAACGGACCTGTTCTACGCCCTTTATGTACAATATAATTTGGCCAAACATTTACAGTATGTTTATCTACAAGACCATTACCTGTATCTTCTTTGAAAGTAATTTTACAGCCATAAAAAGCATAGCAATCATGGTATGTAATATCATCATTACCTCCATATACATTGAATCCAGTATTATAAACTATATCGAAAGATATAGTATCAGAATTTTTAATTCTAGCAAGAGTATCTAAGCCAAAAGCAACAGCGTTAAGCGCAATTGGAACCTGGCTTACATCGAAGTCTGGATCATTAGCAGGAAATGCATCAATAACAGGCAACCCTTCTAAGTTACCGACAGCTATTTGCTTTAATTCTGCAGATGAGGGCGCAGTTCCAGCAAGTGCAATAGAACCTCCAACGTTACCAACTTGAGCAAGAGGAGGCTGATCTATAGAACCTACTACTTGTTGTACATATAAATTATCTATTTTTCCTACGGGCTGATTAGGATCAAAAGTAGTAGTGCCCCCTGTAACTCCAGGAAGAGAATTAAAATTACTAACTCCCGTAAAACTAAAAAGTGAAAAACCAGCAGGGGGTATTCCTGTTATAGTTACAGTATTATTTACAGGATCTACTTCTTCTATTTGATATTTTTCGGTTAAATATACAGTTCCAGATACTACTGTTCCTGCTGCAATAGCCTCATCGAGCTCTTCTTTGGACCCCATTAAAAAAGGATTTTCTCTAGTAATAAAAGTAGAAGTTGTACTTGAATTTACAGCATGATCTCCCGCCATACTTAATACTTTAAAATTCTGGCCAAAAGGGTTGCCTAAAGTAATAATAAGAGTAGCGTATCTTTCTAGTGTAGGGGGATTGTACGTAGTATTATGATCTGTTGCAGATAAATTTGTACCGCTTAAAGAAAAACTATAACCTTCGTCTGCGAGTTCGGTAATACCTCCAATAAGTACATTAAGTTGTTCATAATCTTCTACAATAATCATACGGGTACCAGTGCCCGTATCTTCCGGAAGAGTTACACCGTCATCAACTACACCTACATTTGTAGTACCGTCAAAGGTTATTCCTGCACCTGCTATATCAGGTTGATAAGTTACTAGTCTAGAATGTTCTACCGGAGAATTGTCGAAATAGACAGAGGCAGCGCCTTCTACAAGACCCCAAATAGGGCCTTCACAAAGGGCATCTGTAACTGAAATATGTTGTGCCTCTCCTCCAGCAAAAGTACCAATACCTTGTAGTCCGGGAGAGTTTGGAGTAAGATTGTTTACTTTCGCCATAATTTATTACCTAGTTATGTAGTTTCCGCCAACACGACTTCCATAGCTACCGCCACGACGAGTATTATCTCCATCTGTATTGTATTGGTTTCCATAGTGAGAATATATACTTGTAAGTTCTTGTCGAGTTTCGAAACTTATAGGTCTTGCTGGAATTCGCATTCTTCCATAACAAAGAGGAATAGGGTCTCTTTCTCTAACTAGTTGCTCTGTTCCTCCATAGAGATAATCTGGACTAGTTGTTCGTTCATCTACGGAAGGGTCTTGTGCAAGCATATCTTGTACTCCCGAAATAAACAAGCCAATACCTTGAATAATCATTTTTGGATTCAAAGTTATAATTCCCACAACTACTAAAACAATTCCTACAATTGCTTTAAAAAGCCCACCTAAAGAAAGAGCACCCGCCGGAACAGGAGTTATAACAAAATCTCCATTTGGATAATTCATTATTAACTCATTTTCATCAACTGCTACTCCATTTACTCTACAAATAAACATTATTTGTTTTTTATCACAGTCTAGTAAATAATCGTTAAAGTTGTCAAAGTTTGCTTGAAAACATTTTATTATATCTCGAAAAGATTTAACATTCAGCATGCGCTCCTTGCCGAATTTTTCTCCAAGCTCTCCTTCTAAAATAACTCTTCTCATTTGTTTACCTCTTTTAACTCCATTTTTGGTAGTAGGATATTTAATTTCATATCCGGATAACTATAAATATAATAAGGTTTTGCAAGAGCATTGCAATTATCTATATCATACTCTGAAGGTGTGTTTTTCTCCTGCACATGATTATGAACAATTCCTAATATCTCATTATTTAGTAATATTTTTATATATTCGTCGGGACAAAAGGCAAAGTCTTGCAAGTTAGGAGAAATATTTTTACATCCAATAAATTTTACTTTACTATTACTATTAACTAAAACTCCGCAGGCTTCTTTTGGTTCATTTTTTGTAAAATGATCTTTAATAGTATTACTTAAATTTCTTCGCACCTGGAAAGCCTCCGAAAGGCAAAACTTTAGCTGAGTTTAAATACTGGTCATTGTCTGGCACAGAATCGCCGAATCCAAGATTGTTCGATATAATTACATCTCTTCTACCTTGAAATCTACGTCTACAAGAAGATAGTCTTTTACCACAAGTATCTATTCTTACCCAGTATCCAGGATTAGTTTCAGGGACTCTTTTAGTATTTGGTAATAGACACTTATAGTATCTCCAACCCCCTAGGGATCCGTGCTCTTTTCTTACTAAAGCTCCTATAGAATAATAATTTGTATTAGTCCATTCCAATATATTTGTATCATTTTGCGCATCTGTAGTGATTATGTTATCATCTTCGTCCCACCAAACGCCAAAAGAATTTTTAGGCACAGTGCATCCACCCCTGCCCGATAAAGCTCCTTGGAATTCCCAAGAGCAGTATTTTCCTACAACTGTTCTGGCAGGCAAAAAAGCACCTTCAGTATCCGCAGGAGAGATTAATTCATAGTTTACAAATACATTATCTTCGGAAGCAACACGCTCTAAATAGTAAAAAGCTTTTGGGTATTCTGTGGGTAAAGTTGCAGCATCTCCCTCTCGATAAGTATGCTTTAACAGAGTTCTTCTATATACAAGTCTGCAAGTTAGTAAGTCTGTTGCATCGAAAAGACCTTCGTCTCTAAAGACTTGATCTAAAGTAGTTTCATTTTCGTCTCCTGCAACAGCATCATAATTTTCACCACTAAAAACGGAACTAAACTGTCTATTATTTACTACAACAGGTATGTTTGCCATCTGTAAAGTTGGTCGATTTTGCGCTCCAGATCCTGTAGTTTCTATATCTTTTATATTAATTGGAAATGCAATGTATTGATTTTGAGTACTTCCGTTTACATCTGGAAAATAAATATTTTCTCCAATAGTTCCAGTTTCAAAATCTACACCATTATGTAAATAAATAATATTTCCGCTGGGCAATGTTAATTCAAATAAATGAACAAGAGAATCTTCTATAGATTGCTTTTGTACTGATTTAACTGCTATCTGAGGGTCATCTTGAACAGAAAAAGAAATAGCTTGTATTAGAGTATCGCTACCTCCAGTTGTGGACGCCGTGGCCCCGCTCGTAGTATATTGATGAGTGGTTTTATAGTGATAAAGACATAAATAGTAAGTGCCAAAAGGACAATCTTCTTCTGGCTGAATATTTAGTATATCTCCATCTTGAGGGCCTGAAAGCTCTCCGTATTTGTCTACAAATCCGGACCCTACAGTATTAGCACCGCCCGGATCTGTTGAAATTTTCCAGAAAAATGTTTCAGGGTTTCCGGTTCCTGTATCTGCCGGTACCCCGTCTGCAGAGCTATCGAAAGAACCGTCCAAATAAGGCTCTAAAGTGGAAGGTACACTTATACGTACTTCTTCTGAACCTCCAGGGCCTATAAAACTTGGTACTCCTGTGAAACCAAAAGTACTTGGTAAAATTAATAATCTAATAGATAATTGTGCTGGGTAAGTTAAAGTAGTGCCTGGATTAGCATTAGTAAACCAATACCATCTTGCATAGTGATCAGTACTGTCACTTGCTGTAAGAGACCATGTAGTATCTAGCCCGGGCGTGCCTGTTGCGTCAGGATCATTTTGAGTACTACTACTATTAGGATCTGCAATATACCGTATTTCTTGTGCATTTGCGTCGGATCCTACATATTCTGTACGAATATTTACAGTATCTCCGACTTTCATAATTACAGTGTAGCTTCCCGAACGGTCTGCTATAGGCGGAATATATCCGCTTCCACTTCCTGTATGATCGTCTATTCCAAAGTAATAATCAAAGGTGCTCATGATGGTACATATACTCTCTTAAGTTGCGCTGATAAATCGTGATATTGGTCATAGTTATATGCTATAGTATAACTTTCACATCTTACATAAATATTTTCGATACCGTCTGAGTTTGGTACCTTTATAAGTATTTTTCCTGCAGCGGTTTTATCTAAATAATCTGCTAATAAGTTTATCTCAGCTTCTCTTCTATTTTTAAAATTCGCCGTAAATTTATCCTCTTTCGGGTTTACTCCATCTAATATTGTTTGATCGTAGCCATCTCCAAAGTTTGCACGTAAAACTCTATGTTTAACATTTCGAGAAAACCCTCTATCAAATGTAATTGTAGTTTCTGTACTTGGAGTACCACTACTAATTCCGTCTATAGGAATTACAAGAATAAACTTGTCTCCGTAACCTGCAGAAATAAGAGAACTTCCAGGTACGACAGTCCAAGCATTAATATTAGCGTCATAAACATAAGTTACTCCATTTGAAGTAAAAGTATCACCATTACTAGGGCTATCTGGAAAATTGACTGCCATTTAAGTCTCCTCTACCCTATTTTCTTTATGGTCAATATTGCTTGACCAATCCAATAGTTTTGACTTTGATCCGAATCTAAAATATACCTGACCCAGTTATTTGCTGGTGTAGCATCTTCAAATGTTACAATTATACTATCTGATACAGTGATACCATCAATGTTAAATGATCCAGTGCCTGGACTTAACCATCCTGCAGAACTAAATGCGCCTGTGCTTGCTTCCCAACCGTGGTACCTTTGCCCTGCTGTGCTATTTCTTTCGTATACTTCTGGCTGTACTGATATTTCATAGGTTGCGTCTTGTTCAAAACCGGAGAACCTATCTCCACTAAAAGTTATACCTGTCAGTGTTGGATCTCGAGTTGCACTATCTGGAGATAATCCTGCCGTATTTGCAGCATTAGCAAAAGTTGCTTCATACCAAGTTCCTACATTTTGACCTAGATATGCACTATTTGTAATAGTAGAGCTTGGTTGACTTGCAGATATATAGAATTTTGTAAACAGAATTGATGAGCTAGAACTGCTGCCACTTGCTGCCGCATCGCTAGTATAAATTGTACCGGTCATTGCAGGAGTGTTCTCAGCTACATAATAAAGAACATCAGGCGCATTCATAGGAACTTTAAATACAAGACTATCCCTTTCTGCACCATTATTTGTTACGCCATCTGCAGTTCCAAGTACATTTGCTGCATTATATGCACCAGAAGATGTTTGGAACCAGATAGGCTGCCCATTAGACAGTGCGAGATCGGACAGAGTGATTGAAAAAGTTTGATTAGTAGAAGAAAAACCTCCAGCCGCTCGTTTTCCTCCACTTGCCATCATTATACGGTAAGTACCCGCAAGAGCAATTGTAAAAGTTTTATCCCCTGAGGTATTAAGTGCAGAGCTAGAACTTAATCTATTAAATAAAATTGTATATGCTGAATTTGTATAATCTATAAGACTTATTGCATTTACTGACTCATAATTAGAATTGTGTCCTGAAGATTGTACATTAAAACTTAATACTGTTCCTGCAGGCACTGTAAATTCATTTGAGTATGCATATCCTCGGCGAGTATGTGCTCCGCTTTGTTGTCCTTGAGAAAAAGTAGTTGTAACATTTATAGCAGGATTACCATTATATGTAGTAAATTGAGCACTTCCTGATATTGGATTTAATAGTGTTGCACTTCCATCACTTATTCCGGTAGCCTGCCCAAACAATTGAGTATAGTCACTAAATTGAGAGCCTGAAGCAAACCAATGTGTATTTGCTAAAGGAAGGTCTTCATCAAATAAATTAAAGTGATATTCAAGTCCTTTTTGTAAGTGCAAAGTGGGGTTATCTGTATCTGCAACAAACACTCCGCCTGAAAAAGTAAACGCAGTATTTGTACTATTTGGGGCAACATCAAAATTTAAAATTGCTTGACCATCTAGGCCATCGGCTCCATCCGCCCCTCTTAAATCAGTAGTAGAAAATCCGAGTCCATCGTCAGATGTAAAAGTTACTACACCTGTACTATTATCATAGGAGCCTCCTGTAAATCCTGTTCCGTCTACTCCTGCCGCACCTGTTGGTCCTGTAGCGCCTTGTGGACCTTGTGGACCTGTAGCGCCTGTTAAACCTGTAGCACCCGTAGCGCCTGTAGGACCAATTGGACCTTGAGGACCTGTTGCACCTGTTGGACCTGTAGCGTTTCCTGCATTTATAGTTGAGTTATCGGCAAGTGTAAGTATTAAATCATCATTTCCATCAATAGTTGCCGAAGAAATACCTCTATTTCCATCTCCTCGTAAATCTCCAGTAGTAAATCCTAGCCCATCATTTGAAGTAAATGTTACAATTCCTGTGGACGCAGTGTAAGTTCCTCCTGTAAATCCCAAGCCAGTAGGACCTGTAGCTCCTTGCGGTCCGGTAGGTCCTGTTGCTCCTGTAGGCCCAGTAAGACCTGTAGGACCTTGAATAGAGCCTCCATCTACCCATTGAGTTCCGTTCCAAATATGTAAGCTATCGTTACTTTGTACAAGATACGCATCTCCTTGAGCGTTGTTAGTTGCAGGAAGATCTACTGCTGCTGCAACGGCTCCTTTCATAGTTATTCCGGCACCTTGAGGGCCTGTTGGGCCTTGAGGGCCAGTAGGACCAGTAGGACCAGTAGGACCAGTAGGACCTTGTGGACCTGTAGGTCCAGTAGAATTACCAGCATTTAGACTTGTACCATCATTTAAAGTAAGAATAAGATCATCGTTTCCGTCTATAAGAGCAGAAGAAATACCTCTATTTCCATCGCCTCGAAGATCGCCTGTAATAAATCCTAATCCATCATTTGAAGTAAATGTTACAATTCCTGTAGATGCGTTATATGATCCAGATGTAAAACCAGCACCACTAGCTCCAACAGGGCCCTGAGGACCTGCTGCACCTTGATTTCCGTCTACTCCGGCAGGTCCTATTGGGCCTTGAGTACCAGTAGGACCTTGAGCACCTTGAGGACCTTGAGGACCTTGAGGGCCTATAGGGCCTTGGGCACCTTGAGCTCCATCTACTCCATCTACTCCATCATTACCAGCGGGACCTGTGAGACCTTGAGGTCCGGCAGGTCCGGCAGGTCCTATAGCCCCATCATCGCCTTGAATCCCTTGAGGGCCCTGAGGGCCTTGAGGTCCTGTAGCCCCAGCGGGTCCGGCAGGTCCTTGAGGGCCTTGAGGGCCTGTAGCTCCGTCAGCTCCATCATTGCCTGCGGGTCCTTGAGGACCTGTGAGCCCTGTGGCACCTTGAGGACCTGTAGCACCTGTGGCTCCAGCAGGACCAATGGGACCTGTAGGACCTGTGAGCCCTGTAGCACCTTGAGGACCTGGAGGACCAGTAGGACCTTGATCTCCTTGATCTCCTTGAGGGCCTTGAGGCCCTATTGCACCTGTATCCCCCTTTGTCCCAGTTTGGCCAGTAAGTCCTTGTAGTCCTTGAGGCCCTGTCGCACCTTGAGGTCCAGCAGGCCCTATTGGACCAGCAGGACCTTGAGGGCCTTCAATACCCTCATCTCCTTGAATTCCTTGAGGACCTTGAGGACCTTGAGGACCTGTGGGACCTTGAGGACCAGTAGCCCCTATCGGGCCCGCTGGGCCTTGATTTCCGTCTACTCCTGCGGGGCCTTGTGGGCCAATAGCTCCTGTAGCTCCTGTAGCTCCTGTATCACCTTGAGGGCCTGCGGGTCCTGTTGCTCCTTGAGGACCTTGAGGCCCTTGAGGTCCTGTAGATCCAGTTAAGCCAATAGGTCCTTGAGGACCTGCGGGACCAGTTGCTCCGTCTGATCCGGGAACGCCAATGGGTCCTTGTGGGCCTACTGGACCCGCTGGTCCGGCAGGACCAGCCGGACCATCATCGCCTTGGATCCCTTGAGGGCCTTGTGGCCCTGTATTACCTGTGGGACCTTGTGGGCCTGTGGTGCCTTGCGGACCTTGCGGACCGCTTGTTCCATTTACACCTGCTGCTCCTGCAGGGCCTTGAGCACCTGTTAATCCTGTTGGCCCAGTTATTACCCACTGTGCACTACTTCCATCGTCATAATACACAAACAGTCTAAGATTTACAGAATCAAACCATAAATCTCCTTGGCTCGGATTAGAAGGCGTCGTTGCTGATACTGTTGTTGCCATTTATTGTACTCCATACGGACTTAACATTCCGCCGGCTCTTTTTTGAGTTATAAGCTCTTTCTGGACAGCCGCAGCAATTGCTCTACCAAGCTGTTCGCCTTCTGCACTGTCGCTATCTGATGAGGTTTCTGATTCATCTTTATTATTAATATTTACGGTTACTCCAACATTGTTTTGAGTTCCCCCTGCTCCCTTTAACTCTACGGGTATTTTATTGCCATGCGGAAGAGGAACCACAGCTTCTGTTCCATGTAGTATAGCAGGATAACCACTGTCTCTACCTCTAGCTATGCCCCCGGCGGCGTAATTTGCTTGGGCGACCGCTCCGTAACGAGCGCTCATGATACCTCCATAGCGAGCACCTCCACCAAAGCCAAAGAAACCCATTACCATATTTATTATATCGCCAAAACCTCCACCGCCACTTCCTCCAAATAGATTCATAATCCAAGAGCCTAAATCTTTCAATACGTCTCCAAAAGATCCTAGATTATCAAGAAGTTTCATAAAGGAATTTCCAAGGTCCCCAAGGATTCCTACAGTTTCTTCTGCTTTGCCTGCTGGATCTACAGGATCGTCACCTACAGGATCGTCTCCGTCTTTTTTTGTTATGCTTTTCACTATATTTGTAATAGGGTCACTACTTTCACTTTCACTTTCACTTTCGGCAGAGGCACAACACTCTACTTTTACTCTATGCTCTAATTCTGAACTTAAAGCACTTTCTAAGTCCTCGGTAAATTTCTTTCCTTTATCTTCGATAACTGTTCCTACATTTCCAGATAAGGGCTCATTTTGAAGAACTTTTTCCATTTTTTCCGCAGGCCCTTCTTCGGGTCCGAATAAAGCTTCCATAATAGAATCTGTAATACGTTTTTCAATCGCTGCTAGTGCTGCGTCTGCAATACCATCAATAAAGCCCATTACTACATCTTTTAAACTTCCACCCTCTTTTAAAGTTTGAAAAGCATTTCCAATTCCAGTTCTAACACCTCCTTCAAAAGCTGCGGCCATTTGACCTTCGAAGCTTAGATCTTGTAACTTTTGTTGCATTTTTTCTAGTGTAAGATCTACCGTTTCTAATGCGGCATTTTTTGACATTTCAGCAGTGGTCATAGCAATATCTCTTGTTTTATCTGCCATTGCATCAATTGTTTTAAATAAACTTTCTTCTTGTTCCGTTAATCCTGCTCCAGGATTGGTTTTTTCTCTTGCTGCTAAAAGCTCGAGTCTTGCAAGTTTGTTTCTTGCCTTGAGCATTTTATTTTCCATGTCAATTTGAATGAGTTTCATTCGATACTCGCGCATAATTGCAGCTTGTCTCACTTTAACCATGTGCTCTTCTAGCTTGATTCTTGCTTGCAGTGCTTGTTCTTCGTTTTGATAGCCTCCTTCACTACGAGTGCTCATTAGTACGCGTTCTAGTCGAGCATTGAGAACTTGCTCTGTAGCTCTTTGCTGCTCTGCAATTAGCTGATTCTGCTTTTCCATTTGAGCAGTAACTTGCTGCTGCAGCTCAAGGGGCTTCATGCTTTCTCTTTGAAGTCTTATTTCTTTTGCTCTTTCTAGCTCGTCGATTCGTATCTGCCTTCTTTGCTCCTCTAGTCCTAGAGTAGTACGTAGCATACTCATTTCATCTTCTGCGGCTTGAACTGCTGCTGCTGCGGCATCCTTATCCTGCTGAGAAGATCTTTCAGTAAGAGCATTTTGATTTGCTTTTGCAACCGTTACTTTATCTGTTGCACTTAAAATGGCTTGACCTGCCTTGAATCTTTCTGCTTCTAAGTTTGCTATTTTTTCGGCTTCAGTTCTTCCAAGAGTTTGAGCTTCTGCAAAAGACTTTCCTAGCTCTCCTCTAGTTCTTTCATTTTCGAGTAGAGTACCAGATATTCCTTCGTATTCTTTTGCTAAATTATTTAAGTACTCATTTTGAGTTCTTGCTGCTTCCATTTCAGCATCAACTGCTTCTAGCTCTTTTCTGACTTTTTTCAGCGCTTCGACATCTTCATCCGAGCCTCTGACTTTTACATTTGTTTCTGCCATTGCAACGTTAGTTGCTAAACCTGAACGTCGGCCTGCATATTCTTCTTCCATGCCAGCAAGAGCAGTATTACTCAAGTCTGCCGCGGATCTGGCCGCAGCACCCAAACGAGCAAAAGGACCTGCGCGTACTTTTGCGCCAACTTCAAGAAGAATTTGATCAAGAGTTTCCATTGCGCCTGCAAGACCTTGTATTGCGCTTGCAGTATCTGCAGCTTGACCTGTAAGCTGAGACAGTCGATCGCTTTGGGCTTCTGTTAAGTATCCATTTCTTTCAAAAGCGTCTCCTAGTGCACGAACTTCAGGATTAAATTGCCCTACTGTTCGGAAAGTTTCTACAAGGGCAGACTTAGCCTCTGCATACTTATCAGGATCAATTGATTCGTCTAATTTTCCAAATTCTGCTACTCTTTCAGCTAAGTTTGCACTTGTGAGGGCATTGCCCATTGCAACAACACTATCTGAAATATTTAAAAGATCGCCTCTTCCTAAAACTTCTGCAGTTTTTCCTAGCTCTTCATTTATATCTTTGGTTGACTGAGTAAAGTCATCCATTGCTTGTTTTGCCTTTGTTACTGCTTCTGCAACCGGAAAAAAGTATTGATATGCAGCATACAAGGCTTGACCTGCAAGTACTATCAAGCCTATCCAACCAAATGCTGCATTTATCATTGCTCCTGCTGCTGCAGCTTTTGCCGCTAATCCTTGTAATCCTAGTCCTATTTGTGCCATAGCAGCTCGACCCTGAAGAGCATAAAGCTTCCAGTGAGCTCCCATACGAGTAGTTACTCCTTTGTGGCGGGCTTCGTGCCCTTTCAAAATACCCATTCTTGTAGCATAAGAATTACGTAAATCTGCTACTTGCTCTGCATTTTTACCTTTTAAGTAACCGGTAGTAACTTCCCCGTATTTTTTAATTTGAGCTTCAGCATTGTCTAAAATTTTCTTTGCATTTTTTTGTGCTGCAGCGCTATCAGAACGCCCTAGTAAAAAGTCTGCTCCTGATCGCCCCATTTTACTTGCTGGGGTATCTTTCCCTAAAATATTTTCAGCAGTAGTTATTGCTCCTGCCTTTCTTTCCGCAGAACTTGCCGCAAATTCTTGAGTTTTTCTTTTAGCTTTTTCAATTTTCTTTTCGTAAACAGTAAGAGTTCTATTTATTCTGTTTATTTTTTCACGAGACTCTTTTTCCCAATCTCCGAAAGCAGGTAATATTGATCGTACAATTGGTAGGGCAAATAAAGTTAAAGCTGCAGTAAGTGATGCTGTATTTTCTGAAAGAAAATCAAATACAGGACGTAAAGCCCCAATAACTCCTGTTTTAATTGTATTAATTAGTTCTTCAAAACTAACTAAAAATCTATTTAATGAAGCAGCAGAAGGATCCATAATCGCTTCTACTGCTGCGAATTTTTGTTCTGCTTGGCCAAGTACTTCGTTTGCTACCGCTTGAGTTCTTTCGAATGCTGTTAATTCTCGACCGGCAATTCCTAACTGGTTTTTATACCTTTCTGTTGCAGTTTCTAATCGAAGAATAATACCTAATTCATCCAATAGTTCTGGTTCTGCTTTTGTAACACCTCGAATCAGACGATTAAAAGAATCTGTTAGGTCTCGTCCTAGTACAATAGAAGCATTTTTAGCAGCTCTTCCTAGTTCAGCAAGTTGAGTAGGATTTAGTCCAGAAGCTGTACCAATAGCAGCAGCTTTTGCAGATTCTGCAAACGAGAGCTGTCCATCCGTCGCTTCTTTGATACTATTTGTGATACTTTTATAAGCTATACCAGTTGTAGCGGCCAAGGCTTGTTGACCTGCAATTAGGTTTGCTGTATCACTTGCACTACGTAAAAATTGAAAGACTGCACTAACAGCAAATACTTGGGCAGCAAGAGTTGCATAGGCAGGAACAAGACCTCCTGAGATGCCTTGTGCCATTTTAGAAAAGTTTTTAGTTCCATTTGCGGAAGCTTGAGCAGCTCCTTTTAACCGTCGATCTGCATTATGAGCGCCTTTTGCGGTATTATTTAATCGGTCGTCAATACCATCTAGTGCAGTTCTAAGTTTTTTTGCGGAGACAGTGGCTTTTTGCATTTTGCCATTGACTTCAATATCAATTTGTATTTTTCTAGCCATTAACCGATCTTATGAGCAAACTGCTTGCCGCTTGAATTTTTAGCTGCCGTCTCTTTTTGTTTTCTTTTTCTTTCTGCCGCACTATGACGGTTTTCGACAACTATGTTTTCAAAAATTTTCATGAAGTAAATTACTTCTTTTTTATTTTGAACTTCATAAAGCTCTAAATAATAAGGTAAATTATCCCAGTTTTTTCCTAAATATGTACCACTCATTCCTTCCCAGTGGTCTGAAAATAATGAAAATATAAAAAATGCCACTTGAACTTCCTCTGGAAAAGCAGAAGGTTCGAGCGGCATTTTAGCAGGATCAGGCTCTTGACCTAGTTGGTCACAAATAGCCAAGTAACGTTCAATGTCTAAATCTGATTCCTGTTGATTTACATATTTTTTAAGTAGCTTTTTTATTTCCGCTACTTGTTCCCAGTAAAATTTTCGAGGTCACCAACAACCTCAGTAATCCACGTATCAAAATCTCCAGAGTTTTTCATTAAAAGCTCTGCGTTATCTTGGGTATAGGGAAGTTCATCATCAGGATCAAGTTCTGTTACATCTACCAAAAGAAGCTCTTCTAGGTATCGAAATTTCAGACCTTTCCAGCCTTTAATTACTGCCCTTACATACTCAATTAAAAACATATCTTCGTTCAACTCTTCTTCAGGTTGACGAGTTTTTCTATTGAATTTTGTAGTTAAACACTTTTTACGAAGCTTTAAAAGCTCCTCTCGTGCTAAATAAGTAACATCTACACTAAATCCAGAATAGCCCGGAAAGTCTAACGTTACGGTTTTACTTGGAGTCATAAGACTCGAAAGAGAAATGGGAGTATCACTCATTTATTTATAGCCTCGTGAAAAGAAATTTTCTGTTTTTTGAAATATAAGTATAGTATAAAAATATTTAAAAGTCAAGAAATATTTTTAGAAGGTAAAAGGGGCCGAAGCCCCTATAGAATAGGTTACAATACAGAAGGTCCTATGTATGTAATTACTGCCTCATCCGCGCCGTCTAAAGAAGTCGGAAGCGCATGGAAGCTGGTTTCCAGAGAAATAACATCTTCGATATTAAGTGCCGGAATTTCAAGGTGAGCAGTTGGGAAGGAAAAGTCTGCTTTCGGTACTCCCGCAGAGCCGCCTACACTAAACAATAGCTGGAAATCATTTGTTACAACGCCGCGCGCGTTATCAGAAACAAGATCCGCAAACATTTTAGAGCTAGTTGCTCCTGTTGCTCCGCCTGACTGATGTTGTGAATCATCTAGATAGCAAGTAAAGGAGCCAGAAATATTTCGTGTTCCAGTAACATGCCCCAAAGGAAGATTAACTCGACACAGTTCTTCTGGAGTTAAAAAGGAGATATTATTTTCAAAAGTAATACTTCCACCTGTAAGAGTTACGTAGTATTCGGGTTCAAATTCATCCGTGCCATCAGAGTCTTGGTCTCGATCCACATTGAGGATATCTCCTGGAACAATGCGAAGAGTAGTTAAACGATTCTTGATAAAGTTTCTTGTAGAAGTCAAACCGCCGCCTGGAGTCGCTCCAGTCAAACCAATAGCTTGTGCTCCCGCCAATGATTTAGTAATAAGCTGCTCAATTTTTGTACCAAAACCACTCCAAGTAATTTGAGCAATACCATCAATATCAAAGTCGATTGTAGCACTATTTACAACACAGTCATGTAGCTTATAAATAGTTTGTCCATTTGCTTGAGAATATGCAGCAGGGTCGGTATCCCCACAAGCACCAAGTACAAAATATAGGTTAAAGATACCTAATTCTACAAAATTAGAACTTTCACAATCAAAAGAAATTTGTTGTGAAGCAGGGGTACGAGTAACGGGAGAACCGGTAGTAACATTTTGCCAATCCGCTCCATCATAATATACATTGCCTAACATATTAGCCCAAAGAGCTTCATCAACAGACTGTCCATTATTAGCTGGACGAACATAAGATGTAAAAGACCATTCAGCAGGCTCAAGAGCATCATTAAACATTGCTCTAGCCCTACGAGTTCTTAAATCACTATCTCTTGCCATTTCATTCAAAGTTACCTCTGAAGTTGCAACAGCTTGAGAAAAAGAATATCCATCGAGAACAGGAATTTGCCACAAATAATCAGCAGTTTGAGCTGAATAAGCCGCCTGTGTTTTCTCTAGGAATACGTGAGTATTTCTACTCAATTGCAAATTTGCCGCATGCGCCATAGTGTTTCTCCTATGAGACTTGAAAAGACTTGAACGTGAATCCTTTGATTCGTGTCAGTATTTTCTAATATCGAACCTCTAGTAGCATTTCTCCTACTCCTAGGGGCTCTAGTACTCCTTCATCAGTGTCTATACTGATAATAGAGATTTGGTGAGTTGATTGTAATTGGCCCGTAGGTTGAGTATTGTCTAAATAATCCAACCTACTGTTATCTTCAATTACTGTTTCTACGTCTTCTAATAATTTTTCTAATGCTTCTACAGCATCTTCTTCATTTACGTAGCAGCGAACGGTTACACTAAGAAATCTGTCTCTGTAACCTGCTCCTTGGTACTCTCTGGTTTCGCTTCCGGCATTTAAATGAATAGCAGGAAATTCTGTTACTTCATCCCAAAACTTTAACCGAGGGTGTACATTATTAAAAATATTAGTATGGAAGCCCCCATTTCCATCTATGCCCTTTAATTTATCTACTAAAGCATTTACTATTGCCATTCGTCGAGTGCTATATCGTCTAGCGTGGTTGGACACTTATACTCTCCTTGTGTAGAACCTTCCTATATTCATTTTAATTGCTATCTCTCTTATAGACATATCAATTAATCTGCGGGGATCTCTATCTGTACTTCCTAGTTTGTTTCCAGTTTCAAAAGTTTCGTATGGATCTCGTTGATATGTGTATCCAATACTAGGAAAGCCTTGTGCAGTTTTTGTAATATCTGTAACTTTTACGCTCTCTGCAAATCTTCCTGTTCTATTGTTTAATCTAGGATCTCCCATATTTTTAACTACAGTTTTGTTTATTTCTTGATTGAACAAACCAATTAAGTGCACTATAGAAGTATCGGCTCTCTTAGCTCGGGTCTTTCTAACGCTACCTTTTCTGAGAGCTACTCCTCGTTGCGCTGTATAAGCAGTAGTAACTTCTGTTTCTTTTTTAACTTTGTTAGTGCTTTTACTTTTTTCTTTTACCTTCTTTTTTCTTTTGCCCACTACTTTGGTGTTCTTAGATTTTTTCGAAGGTGCTATAGCTTCGAGCATTACTTGTTCTAAGGCTTCTCTTGCAGGAGTACTGGTCTCTTGCTCAAGTACTTCGAAATCTTCTATTGCACCTTCAAAGGCGAGTCTTTCTAATTCTGCTTCTGATTTATTCTTTTCGTAATATTGAGAGCTTAATACAAACACAAACTTTTTACTAAATTTTCCATCCGCACTAATTAATTGCTGATGGCCAGTATCGACTTTTATTCTATATTTTTTTCTTTGTTGAAGTATAATTGTTTTGAGTTGCGTTACTTCTGCATCAGATAAATCAAACTTATCAGAGGCTTCTCCAAGAGCTCTTTCTAGTCCGAACTGCGAAGCTGCAATACCTCGTTCTCCGTGCCCTACTTGTGAACCTTTTGAAATTTCTGCCGCACTTACTGCTTTATTATTTCTTTCTAAACTATTTAAATAGTTTGCTTGAATTTTTGCTAAATCTTCTTTATTTCTATTTTTAAACTTTTGAGTTTTTACCGCTTCAAAGTTTCTTACTAAAAATACTGCATCTCCTGACTTTTTCTTAAATAACGACTTTTTTGACATTAAAAAAGCTTTTTCGTCTGGGTCTAGTCTTACCCCTGCTTCTTTTATAGCTAAGTAAGTAGTGCATAATTTAAATAGATCGTTTCGCTCAGTTTTATTTAGTCGGATACCTGTAATTTTTAAAATCTTTGCGGCTTCATTTTCTTTGTTAATTACAAAGAACTGACCAGGATCTTTTTCTGCATCTGAGCGTGCTTGAGAGTCTTTAGTTTTTTTGATAGTTTTCTTTCTTTGAGTTGCACGATCAATTACATATCTCGTTGCTTTTTTTAACTCACTACTACTCATTAAAAGTTTTTATATAAATCTAGTACACGTTTGATATGATCGGGAAAAGCTACGCTACTATCTTGACGAGAAGCTTGTGGATTTTGCAGTGTAGCTCCAGCAAGCGTTCGTCTTTCTTTATATTCGTCTCTTGCATAATATGTAACAAGATCAATTACTGCAAGTTTTAAATCAAGAGGAGTAGAGGGATACCCTGCTCGATATGTCACTTGAACAGCTCCAGGTCCTCGAGCCCAGTGTTTTTCTCCCCCAGTAGAAGATACACGAAAAATACTATCGGTATCCATGTCTAAGTAATAATCTTCGTCTACTGTTAGTGTAGTGTAGGCGGAAGATAAATTATCTCTTTCTTGTACGGAACTAACAGAAACTAAAGGAGTTTCTGTTAGCTGTATTATATCTGTACCCCATTTGTGGTGAAAAGTCTCTACTTTATTAACATTATAAAAGTCTAAGAAACTTGTTGCACAATAAGTTTTTACTAAT